CAACCATCTTGGGTTTATTAGTTTTAGGATCACCTGATGTTGGCATAGCTTCACTAGTTGGATAAGAGAGCATCTTAACTAGCGCGCTAATGGTAAAAACAACTCCAGCAACGCTAGCAGCTATGGCCAAAATTTTAACGGCTCTTTTAGTTTTATCAGATTGTCGCTCCCACCACATGGAATACGCTCCTTCAGCGTTAGCCAATGTGTTGTTCATAATATTTTTGAAGGCAACAACAGCATTCACAACTTTCTGTTTATTGGTTAATTCTTCTGGAGTCCATTCGTAACCTGCTCTTCTTATAACATCCATCAATGATTCTTCCTCGTAACCGGGAAGTAATTCAGGAGCTTGGGTTGAAGGAAAAGTAGCTCTATTCATCATACAAGTATAATGATAAACAACATCTTCCTTATACTCCTCCGGAACATCTCGAGCTTTCCAGATCCCTTTAGCATATTTCCAAGAGCTTTTGGCCAGCATCTTGGTAACATCAACGAGATTATATGGATTGTAAAAGTTGCCATTATCATCCATTTCATCATCTGAGTCGCTAGTATACTCGCTGTCAACTTGTTTCTTCGCAATAGCAATTTGATTGGTACTCATCTTACTTTCCGTCTCAAAAACCTGACTCAATGGAATACCCCTTCGGATCTCCGGTAACTCTGTCATTTCTTCTTCGTCGTCACTTTCAGTGATAATTAACCCTTTCGCCTGTGTGACATAACGAGGTGTTACTGAGTAAATATCTCTGTCAACGTCTGCAATAAGATCATTCTGTGGTTTAGGCTTGATCAGTTGTTCAACTATTGACGAAACATCAGGTACTGGGTTTTTGTGGTTCGTAATATTATGGACATCGATTCCAAATAAATCAGTGCTTGTTTCAGATTGTTTCTCTAAACGCTTGAGTACAGAGCCGGCACTTGATTGTTTAATCTTATACAATTCTAGAACTTCTTCTTTCAATTGCTTGTAATCCATAGGCACACCATTGACTTTAAACTGATAGACCCAGGGAACTATTTGATCTCCATACATTTTCCTAACTTTGACCACATCGAGCTCTGTCAGTTCAGTCATCTTTCCCTTACATTTATAGCGATTAGTTGTTGCAAATTCTTCTTTCACTGTAACTTCCACCTCAAAGTGAAATCGTCTGGACAGAGCCATATCGCTTTGAATTTTAACATTAGGCGGAATGTTTTCATCATTGGAAGTAATGACAACTAAATGGGAGTCAAAATAGGTTCCAACTTTCCCTTCTATAGCGGCCATGTTAAGAGAAACGGTAGCGTCATTGATCATTCCAATCAAATCTGCACCAATTCGGGTTCGTACTTCCTCATTATCAATTTGAAATACGTCATCCATCATGGTACAGAACTGACCGAAATAACCTTCCCAATATTGGGAATTGGGATTATAGTTATAAATGCAATTACCAGCAACAAAAGGCTTTTGAAATATCGTCGTATACAGGTCAGCAGTTAATATCTGTGCAACTACACTTTTGCCTTGTCCAGGTTTACCATAAAAATGAATTGAAACAGGAGGTTGTCTCCCTTCATTCAATCTAGTTTTAGAGCAAACTGTGTCGTGCAGTTGATTTAGTGCGTTCATCACACTAAAATACGATGATGTTACGTTGGATGGTAATTGACATTTAATTAGTCGAGGTCTGAATGAATTTCCAACGATTAATTCATTCTTGACCATTTTGGCCATATTCCCGTCGTTCATGATATTTTTATACATATCCTCTGGCAAGAACTTTGAAACTCTTTGAACAAATCTGTCTAATTCAGCGCATAATTCCTTAGCCTCTACGTCGGAAGGTGGAAATCCTAAAATCTCCACTCTAACCCACTCAAAAGCTTTTTCAAAAAGTTTCATCATATCAACGGTGTCCTTGACAGCTCTCACACCAGTAGAATAGTTACGCAGAACTTTTGGATCCAATGCTTTCTTAAATTGATGTTTATGAATATCAAAATCAAGATAGTGGGACACTGTCTGAGCCACAAATCCAAATACAGTTTTCTGTATCTTTGGATCTTGCTCTTCATCTTCTTCCTGAGATCCCCCTTCCGTTTTGAATTCAGGGTCTTCGGATTCCGCATTTTCCATTACATTTTTAAAGTACTTAACGATGAGCATGATTCCTTCAGAAAATTTTGAGACAAAATGATGAGCTGTAACAAAGCTTGTTATGATTAAAGCTTGTGTGGTCACATCTTGGCAACGAACTAGAGCCCAAATTGTGCAGATAAAAGATATCATTGTCTCAATAAGTTGAGTTAACTTAACCAAAGTACTTTCAAGGTCGAAAGCATTGCATAATTTGTTGAACTTCTCTTTGAATTCTGCAGCAAGAGCTGTGATTTCCTTAGACATCATAGTTATGCTGCGAATGCTAGTTTTAACTTCTTGGTCTTCTAGAATCGTTTTGCCTAATCCTTTAGAGACCCCATTAAACATTTCTGCTACATATGGTTTCTCTTGTGTTCCGTTCCCGATATTATTCTTCTTGCTCAATTGTGGAGGCAATTGAGCACCAGGACGCTTAGTAGGAATAGAAATCTG